GCGATGCGAAGATGCGCGCCGTGCTCATGTGGCCAAGACCGGTCCAGCAGCGCCGTCAATTCCGACCACGCGTCGTGCCGGTCCGGCCCACCATCGATCACGACGTGATCGACCAGCCAGCTTTCCAGCCCGCGACCCCAAGCCCAGACATCAACCTCGATCCGGTCCTTCTGCACGTCGGCCCCGGCGGTCAGGAACAACCCGCCCGCGGGCACCGTGCCGGATTTCCAGCGCTCGCGCCGGTCGTAGAGCCTTTGCCAGTCGGGGGCTTCCCCGGTTTCGACCCAGGTCTCACCAAGGATCGTGTTGCGAAACGCCTTGATCGCCTCGTCCGACCCTTGGGCTGCTTCCCATGACCGCACGATCCGCTCCCAGCTCAGCCAGCCGATCGGCGAATAGAGCGCCGAGAGATGATACCCGACCGTGGTCGGATCGGCGGCAACGGCCGTCGCGCGCCATTCGCCGCCCTCCAGCATGGCCGTCTTGTGGTGTTCACCGATGGGCTGATCACAGCCCTCACAATGATATTCCGCCGTTTCCGGCTTGCCCTTCTGCCAGCGCAGCCGGTCGAATTTCAGCCACTGCGCGTGGCTGCAATGCGGGCACGGCACAAAGAACCGGCGCTGGTCCGAGGCCTCGTATTCCCGTTCGATCCGGCTCAGCCCCCGAATGGTGGGGGTCGAAACCAGGAACACCTTGCGCCGGTGCGCGAAGGTCAGCGACCGCGCTTCCGCCAGCGTGACCGGATCACCTTCTTCGTCGGCCGAGGCCGGATAGGCATCAACCTCGTCGAGGAAGATGTAGCGCGCCGGGGTCGACCGCAGCCCTACCGCCGAGTTCGCGCCCGTCATGATCAGGATGCCGCCCGCGAACTCCTTCGACAGCATGGTGTTGCCTGCGTCGCGGGATCGCGCCGGTTTGACCCGTTCCCGCAGGTCAGGGCTTTCGTCGATCAGCGGGTCGATCCGCTGGCGCGAGTTGCGCTTGGCCAGTTCCACCGTCGGCTGGACCGCCAACATCGGGCCCGGTGCCTGGTGGATGGCAAAGCCGATCCAGTTGTTGCCCGCCTCGGTCGCCCCGACCTGCGCCGCCTTCATGAACAAGATACGCTGCATCTCGTCGCTAGGCGACAACCGGTCCATGATCTCGCGCATGTAAGGCGTGCGCGCCGTGCGGTATCGCCCGGGTTCGGCCGACGCCCGGCCCGACAGCATCCGGTGCTTGTCCGCCCATTGCGAGACCGTCAGATCGGGATCGGGCTTCAGCCCCGCGCCCCAGGTGCGCAGGATCTCCGCTGCGCCGTCGAAATCGGTCAGGCCATCATCATTACCGGAAGTCAGGCCGGACCTCGGCAAGTTCGTCGAGGTGGGCACGGACATGTTTTTCCAAGGCCTTCTGCATCGCGGCCGGTTCCACGCCCAGTTCCGCCGCCATCAGTGCCGATGACCGCGCGGGCCAGTTCACCCATGCGTCCCGCACCTCCCGCGCAAGTCGGAACACCAGCGACAGCGCGCGCGCCCGCTCGATCAATTCCCCCTTCAGCTTCTGCAGCCTGATCCGCCGCTCCTGCGCCTTCAGCACCTCGTTGGCGGTCTTGGCCTGCAGGTAGGTCGTGCCGCCACCGACAGCGGGCACCGACAGACCCTGTTCGCGAAGCGTGTCGCCCACTGCGGCCACGGCCGCCTCGGGCACCGGCTTGAGCTTAGGTTCGGGCGGTTTCCGGGTCTTCGACGGGTCGGTCGTTTCTGCCCGGCGCACATCGCTGGCGGACGCGTTGATGCTGCCATCGGCGAACAACACAAGCCGTTCTGCCGTCTTCGCCTTCTGGATCGCGCCCCGCGACAGCCCGACATGCGCGGCGTACTGGCGCTCGCTCATGCCCTGCATTGACGGCTCCGATTATCATTCAAGATCATGTGCTTATCTCGTTGATAAGCATCGCGGACAGAGCGAACGTCCTTTCAGAAGGACGATGCAACTCACTTGGGAGCTACCGAAATGACCCGCCGCGCACAAGACAACACGAAAGGCCTCGACGCCTTCCTCGCCGCCAAGTTCGAGATCGACGCGATGCTGGCACGCCTCGCCGCCCTCAGCGCCGACCACTTCGAGACCAGCCCTGACGAGATCCATTGGGGGCACGTTGGCACCCTGAACCACTATCGCGCAAAGCTGCGCGAGATCACCGACAGCGCCTTCAAGGAAGGCGAACACGCCGAGTAACCCACCCAGCCATCGCGCAAGCCCCGCCCTGCGGGGCTTGGCCTCGTAGAAGGGCTCGCATCCTGCGCGCCCCGATAAGGAGACGACGATGACCCAGCTTTCCGACACCCAAGCCCTGATCCTGAGCGCCGCCGCCCAGCGGGCCGAGCGCATCGCCCTGCCGCTGCCCGAAAGCCTGCGCGGCGGTGCCGCCGCCAAGGTGGTCGGCGCGATGATCGCCAAGGGCCTCCTGCAGGAGGTCGACGCCGACCTACGCAAGGGCGAGCCCATTTGGCGCGAAACCGGCGATGGCCACGGCACAACGCTGGTCGCCACCGACGCAGGCCTCGCCGCCATCGGTATCGAGCCCGAGGACGCGAACACCGCGCCCGTGGGCGCGACGGACGCGCCGACAGAAGGGCCCGCGCCCGAGACCCCCAGCCAACCAGACGCCGCGCCCAAGGCGCGCACCCCGCGCGAGGGTACCAAGCAGGCCACGCTGATCGCCATGCTGAGCGTGCCGGACGGCGCGACCATCGAGGAAATCATGGCGGCGACTGGCTGGCAGTCGCACACGGTGCGCGGCGCGATGGCCGGGGCGCTGAAGAAGAAACTCGGGCTCGAGGTGACCTCGGAGAAGGTCGAGGGGCGCGGAAGGATCTATCGACTGCCCGCTGGCTGATTGGTTTGCCGCCGAAGACCCTATTGCCGCCGTCCCATCAGGGGCGGCGGCGTACGCTTTTCAGAGTGAGACCTTCCAATAGTCGAGCACTTTCCTGACTTCCTCGCGAGGATAGTGCGGACCGGCCGATGCCAAATCCGCGCGGATCGCAGCCTTTCTTCGGTCAGCAGCTTCTTTGATCCGTCCTGAGAACTTTGCCATCCCTAGCGGAGTAGAAGCCCTGTCGGGTTTGGGCCAACTCTCCGGATAAGCGTCCCAGCCAGACCATTCCGCTACTTGCGCTGCGATTTCCGCGACCTCGTCGTGGTCACAAGACCAACCGTAGAGTTGCAGCGCACAGACGCGTAGCATCATTTTCACCTCGGGCATGACGTCTGTGAATGCCTTCAGCGGCGTAGGGAGCAAAACCATGTTCGCCACACAGGAAAAGAAACGTCGATCCTGCATTACGGCATTGCTGATTTGGTAGGCGGCATCATCCACCCCCCAGATATGGCAGCAAGACCAGTTCGGCCTTTCAACAGCGCGAAGGCCCAAAGCAAGCGTCAGAGCCTTGTTTGCGTGGATGTTTCCTTCGAATTTATGGAAAATCGCTCCCGTCTGACGATTGCGATTCATTTGCGGCTCTGACCAAGACGCCTTGTAGAAGAGGCCACGCCGCGCGTGTTCGGGATACCAGACCGGAAGATACTCGAACGTCTTTGGGTCGACCCACTGCGCTGTTCTCTCGATCAACCGCATTACATCCGCGAGGCCGAGTTCGCGTCGCAAGGCCTCAAGTCCGTCCGGAAGCGAGTCTGGGTTTGATTTTCCTTCGTTTAGGTTGTTCAGCAATTCAATCTCAGCCCCAGATCTCTGGGTGGCAAGATAACAGGCCACCATCCCCAACTTGGAGAAACTATAGGATCTGAACAGCGTAGCGACAACTTCGAAACCGCCCAGCGATGTTCGAACTACCGCTGGCGTCCCTTGTCCGCCGCGAACCGGAAGGCCTCGAACAGCCGCCGCAGGACGTAGGATCGCGCGATGCTGACCACCGTGAACACAGCGCCCATTTTCAGGTTCTGCGCCAGCGTAGTGTGGAGCCCGAAGACCGGGAAGATCAGGATCTGCGTGACGACGGCGACGCCGTAGCCCACGATCACATTGGCCACGGCTTCGACCAGCGACATTGCGCGCGATTGCTTCATGCCATCACCTCATCTGTCAGCCAGAAGTTCAGCTGCCAGACTTCGCAGCGCATGCGCTGCAACCAGCGGGACCACGCCGTTGCCACAGAGCCGAAGCCGGTCCACCCGGTGGGCCAGCCCATCAGCGCCTCGACGAACAGCGGGTTCAAGGTCCGGCGCACATCGCAGGTATCGCTCCCAGCCATCGGCGTCGCCAGGACCTGGCGGCCAAGCAGGCCGTTCACCGGCGTGTTCGCCAGTGTCGTCGCCCCATCCTTGTGATCCCGCGCCGTCGGCGTCATCCACATCCCCGCCGCATGGGTCAGATCGGCCGACCGCCGGTTGCCCGCGCTCGGCTTGCAGCCGTCGTTTGCCATCGGCGTCGGCCAGTCCCGCGCCATCCGGTCCAGACCCTTCTCCTCCCTCCGCTCGCCACCCCGGCTGCGGAAACTGTCGATCTGCGGCGTCGGCCAAAGTGCCGCCGTCGTCGCGAGGTTCATCCCATGCTGCCCCGCTTCCTGCGACGGCGTCGGCTTCGTTTGACGGTTCTCGTTGGCGCTGGCGCGAGGCGTGGGCCATAGCCGCATCATTTCCGTCCGGTTCCCGCCGCTCGACCGGGTTCCAGAGCAGGCGCGCGGGGTCGGCCAGGTCGTCCCCTTCGCGGATGGCCAGGATGAACAGTCGCTCGCGCTTGTGGGGAGCGCCGACTTCCGCCGCCGTGAAGAGGCCTGCCGCAAGGCGGTAGCCCATGCCGACCAGTCCTGCGGCGACTTCGGGGAAGCCGAGGCGGAGATGATGGGCGACATTCTCGAGGAAGACGAAAGGCGGCTCAACTTCGGCGATGATGCGGGCGACATGGGGCCAGAGGTGGCGTGGATCCTCGGTGCCGAGCCGTCGGCCCGCCACGCTGAATGGTTGGCACGGATAGCCCGCAGTGATGATGTCCACCGCGCCGCGCCAAGGGCGGCCGTCGAAGGTGGCGACATCGTCCCAGACAACAGCCTGATCCAGGGACGCGTCTTCCATCCGCGCCACGAGAGTGGCTGCGGCGAAGGTTTCCCGTTCAACATGGCCCACAGCACGATATCCGGGGATGGCGATGGCGAGCCCGAGGTCGAGCCCGCCAGCGCCAGAGCAGAGGGACAGACCGAAGAGACATGTATCTGCCGTTCCGGAAGCGCGTCCGGAGGAAGGTAAAGCCAGGTCATGCATGTCACGCGGCGGCTTCGGGTTGGGTTTCAGGCGTGGGCGGGGCATCCCCCAGCCTCTCAGTTCTCACCTGTGCAAAAGTCCGGCCGTCACCATCGAGGATCGCCGCGCGCCCCGTGTCCAACTGCCAGCGTTCGACTGCGACGTCGATGTAGGCGGGGCTGATTTCCATCGCGAAGACGCGGCGACCGTTGGCCTCGCCTGCCATGATCTGCGAGCCGGACCCCGAGAAGGGCTCATAGCAAAGCCCGCCCCGCGCAACGTGCTGACGCATCGGGATTCCGAACGCGTCCAATGGTTTCGGCGTCGGGTGGTCGGGACGCTCATCCTTGGCGAAGCTGGGCAGCGCCCATGTCGATGGCAGCGTTTCCTCGGCCA